TTCATATTCTTTTTTCTTACTGCTATAGCTGCTGTAAATTATTTTTCTTTTTGCTGCGCCCTTATATTTTTCTTTAGGTCTTCTCTTCTCTCTTTCTTCTGTAGTAGCTAATCTCTGTTGTCTTCCTAATCCAATTGTCTTTTTATAATTTTTTATAGTGCCTACATGAGTCATACCACCGGGTCTGAATTTGCCGAAACCATCTTTTACAAACACATCAACATCTCCATTCCAGAAGATATTGAGCATCGATTTCATTTTCTTCTTTTTCTTCTTCGCTTCTTTTTCTTTTTCTATCCTTTGACTTCTTTTAATCCCCATTTGTTTGTGAATGGAACCGCCACCGAAAGACTTTATTTCCCACACAGTACTAGAGGTTTCTGCATCTAGATGGTCTGTGTGTCTAGTAGTTCTAATCCCTTTATACTTCAACTTCTTCAGCATGTGTACTGCTACATGTTCGCCATTGAAACCCATTTGATGTCTCTCAAATTGGTTTTCAGATTTCAAAGTACAGTTTGCTTCTTTCTCTTTCAGCCACGGATATTTACTAGGTCTGTATTTGTGAACAAAGGGCAGCGTCATTACTATTCCTCTTCGTACTGAATTCCATTGTCACCGGGGTATGGTTCTGTGTGCTTATTATCTCCATAAGCTATTTCATCCGGTATCCCATCAGGAAAGGCTTTACAGTAATTTACTTCTGTTGATTCTTCTTCTCCTAACCTCTTCACACCTTTGTAGTGTTTGCATTCTCTAGTATAACATGTAGGTTCTAATAACATTACTATTTCCCTTTTCCATAAAGTATTTCTTCCATAAAATCTTCTATTTCTTTTGGCAGTCTATCACCTAAAGTGCCATAGCTAGGAGATGTATATGCAGCAAAGCTTTCAGCAAACAATTCATCACTATTACTACTTCCATACTTGCTTACTTTCTCTTCCCAATATTTATCATCTTTACTTTTAGCTATGACTCTAAAAGCTTCACTTGTTTTTGAATCTTGCATTTCATGAACATGGTGTCCTATCTCATGTCTAATAGAAGTTTGCAAATCTTTTCCAACTACAAAACCACCTGTCTTTACTTCTTCTCTTATAGTCTTTTGATCTGTAGCAAGAGCAATAGTATTTCTACTGCTATCATACCAACCTACAGTATTTCCTGTTTTAGCTACTTCTCCATAAGCATCAACAGATTTTCCATTTGCTATTCTAAGAATCTCTACTGGATCATCTTTTACTATTCTTTTTACTTCTGGATACTTCTTCAATAACCCTGCTTCTCTTCCGATTATATTTAAATCTCTAGCGTATCTGTAGGTATCACTTGAAACAGCTTTGTTATACCCACTACCTCTTATAACAAAGAAACCAAAATCTTTTTCTAGTTTATCTTCTGCTTCCTTGTTATTATACTGATCTTTCCACTCCCCATAATCATAGGGTTCATCTTCTAATTCATCATAAACTTTTCTTTCATAGGAAGATAAAGAGTTTCTCAGAAGAGAACAATCATTTATACTTCTCTCCATTCTTGCTGTATTTACTCCGTTAAAACTTGGATTTCCTCTTTTCATTCTAATTAGCTGTGGATAGTTAACTCCTCTTCTACCTCTAGCAGTACTTGTAGTATGAGGAACCATAGTACATCTGCAATTTACTATATCTACTCCGCTTGCTCCCATACTACTATCACCGGGATGCATCATCCTTGCACCTGTCTTAGGATCTACAAAGGGTTTACTCATAGTTACCCTTTGACCATTCATATGAAAATGATCTGCTGGATCTTCTGTATCTGCTCCTCTAGTTCTATCATCTCTTGCGGATAGCCATTGCCTTTCAACTACTACACCACTTTGCTGATAAGCTAACATCGCACCTTTATTACTACTAGAGACAACTTCTGTTCTTGCTATTCTCAACGCTTCATAACCTCTACCTAGTACGCCTCTGTAAACCTTTGCTACTCTGCTTGATAGCTGATTTAGGTTTTCTCCTTTTCCGAAACCAGTTCTCAATGTTCTCTTCAGTTGATTGTATTTAGTAGATAAAACATTTTGAGAAAAGTCTCTAACCTTCTCCCCTAAATACTGCTTTGCATATTCATTAGTAATTTGAAAACCAGAATCAATTCCTAGACTAGTAAGTTCTTCTTCTCCTGTTTCTAACAATATCGATTCATGAACCTGTCTTCCCAATCTATCAAATGTCTTTAGATTGTTATCCCAATCAAATACGATACTGCCCAACTTTGCCTTTTCTATTGTAGTAAAAACATCTTTGAGTTTGTCTAATACTGCAAAAACTCTCCAACCTTTTATGATCCCTTCTACTGCTACAGCTAATACTTTATTGTCTGGATAGATTATCAAATCCCTTACCATCTCTGGATTTCTTTCAATATCTTCTACTACTTTATTTGTTGACCACCCATTATATTTTGACAAGAAGATATTCCACTTCTTCTTAAAGCTTTGTCTTATCTGGTTATGTTTGTCTTTCAGTGATCTAGTATTATCATATTCTTTTTCTAAATTTTGAATTACTTCTTCTTTCTGTGCTTCAAACAGGGAGGCCATTTTGTTCATCAGCATTGACTCCCATGCTTCCGTATACTGCTTAAATTTATACCATCTCCTATCTAAGTGCTCTTCTGTATATTCCTTAAATTCAATTAATTTTTCATCTTCTATTATTAATGCTTCTTCAACTTCTCCTTCTTCATCATCATCTTCAATTGGTTCTTCTTCCGGCAGACTAGGAACTGTTGCGCTTAACGGCATCATATTAAGCGGCACATATACTACATCTCCACCTTCTACCGGAGGTAAGTTATCTCTTTTTCTTCCCTCATTTACTGACCATATTGGAGTTCCTACTTTAGTTTTAATCTCTTCGATATCAAGTTCTCTATCTCTAGGAACAGGATTGTTGTGTCTCAACTCTATTCTTGAATCGAATTGAGATAATACCATTCTATTTACTACAGCATCATGAAGTTTCAGTCTAGGCATGATACATTCTGAATTGAATGTAATATCTATACCCACTGCATTTGCTTTGTTTACATCTTTTACTAGACCAACTTTTCCAGCAGGTACGGTATAAGCAGCTAGTACTTTATCTTGACTCCACTGAGCAAGAGACATCAAAGCCAAGTCTTCGTTTTTTGGAGATAATTCTACTACATCAGCACCTTGGTCTAGTATTGCTAATTCATGGTAACTCCCTGCACCACCACCTTGAAACTTTTCTTTCCATTGTCTTTTCAATCTTTCAATGTCTTCTTCTTCAAGTGCAATTTCTTCAGGATATTTTATAGCATAGTCAAACCTTGCAGAGTTTTTAAAGAAGTCTCTTTCATATACTTCTATGTAATGATCGATGTCCACTGCATAAGCTTGTGATTTTATCGGAGAGCAGGGCGCTCTAGGGTCTTCCGGGTGTGGGTAGTAGAAGTATAAAATTTTATTAGCCGGATACATTACTCGTTTTTGCCCTATCATAAATTCGAAACCATCTATCCAGTTTAGTAATTTATCAGAGTAGTGTATCTTTACTAGAGACTTACTAGGGATAGGCCAAAGATATAAAGGCAAACCAAAAGCAGAATCATCTTGTCTGATAGCAAATGCCATTCCTGTTAGATCCAATTGCATCTGCATGAAACCCTTGAAAAACCTGTAATCCATATTAGGATTGGGATACCTAAATATACTACTAATAGTATTATAAACAGGTGTTCCCGGTTCTATCTCTTCGCCATTGTCGTTTCTGAAGAAGCGAAAATCTATTTCTTCCATTCTCCTATAAATAGTACTAACAGCAATATAGATCCAACTTCTGTATTCTTCCAATTGCTGTTTTACTGTAGACTTAGTATTTCCACCACCTCTTAGGATCGTATCAAAAAAAGAATGTAGCTCTCCCCAACTTTTTCTTCTGCCAACTCCTCTAAAAGGATTAGGAATACCAAAGCTTTTACTACCGAATTTAAACTGCATCAAATAGTTATCAGACAACATTTTCACTCCTTAGTGAATTGTAGGTGATCCACCTTTTACTATACACTTCGCTATAAGTAAAGCATCGAGTTCATCAGGACTGTCTCCACTTAGTCTTTTCTTGTAATCAGTCTTTTCTTCTAGTACATACCGTCCTTGGCTAAATTTATACTTCAAATTGGCAGCTTGCACTCCTAGTTCTTCATCATCTATGTCTATCATCCCCTCTTCAAACATCCCTCTTAAAGTAAATCCTGCTTCTGCCCTTATGTTGTAGTAATCCTTTCTAGCCTTACTACTCCTGCATCTTTCAGAAACATTCACTGGAATTATTTTTATGTTTTTTAGTATTTCTTTTTCTGTGTCGTTCCCTTCTCTTTTCTTTCTCTTCAGTTCATCGAAACAACTTGCTCCCCATCCGATCACATCAATTCTGATTTCTTCTACATCAATGTTTTCCGGTTTTTTAATTTGCTCTACTACAGCGTTTGCTAGAGTTGTTCCATCCTGCTTGTATAACTTCTTTAGTATTCTGAACTGCTCTCCCCACAGTCTGGCAATAATACTTTTATCGTTTCCAAACCTTGCAACATCAACACTTAATATTTTTCTACCTGCTGGTGGAATACTTCTCTCCAAAGATTCATGAACCATAAAATAGGGGATTAAGTTATCTTCTCCCATCTCTGGAAAATTACCTAGTACTCTAACTTGATAAAATGGATTATACTTCCCCCATGCTTCCAATCTCTTCTTAGGCCAATCATACCTACATAAACTTGGAACTATTGTTTTTCCTGCTCTTACATTAGGAGAGTTGTAGCAATTGATATGAAGTTTTACCCAGTGCTTTGATTCTCTAGGGTGTAGGTGAGTTCTTCCAAAATACGAAACCGGATTTGTTGGGTTTCCGATAAGTAGTAATCTTACATTCGCACTAGTCATCAAACCTTCTATTGCTTCAAATATATTGTCATTGATACCGCTTGCTTCATCACATATGATAAGTATATGGGGAGAGTGAAAGCCTTGAAACCTTTCCGGTTCATCAGTAGCAAAGCCAATTGCATACCATCCTTCATCGATCCTCAGTTCACTCATTAGTAGTTCGCCACCAATAGGAACCTTAGAATT